GATCATGGGAGATGATCCAGCCTCTAGGAGAAAGTAAATTTATTTGGGTCAATATATCTACGCTTTATTCTTTAGCACACGATATATGACCGTTCAAGGAGAATATACCATATGTCGTACAAAGCACTAAGCTGGGCATTACAGCAAAAAGATTTAAAACCCGCCACAAAGATAGTTTTGATATGTTTAGCGGATAGGCATAATCCAGATTACGGATGTTTCCCTAGCATTGCGAAAATAGCTGAAGACGCAGAAATGTCTCAAAAGTCTGTTTTCACCCATCTGTCAAAATTAGAGAAAGCTGGTTTGATAGCTCGAACTGGAAGGATTAAGAATAACGGACAACAAACCTCTAATGAATATAAGCTATTTAGGGGGGTGAAAAATTTACATGGGGACTATGTAAAACCTACACCCATGGGGGTGAAAAATTTACAGACTAACCTAGTAAGTATTAACCAAGTAATTAAACCTAATAAATCAACAGATTTATTTGATGCTTATTTCGATCAGTGGTGGAGTATGTATCCAAGGAAGGTTCAAAAGAGTGGTGCATTGAAGGCGGCACAAAAAGCAATTCAATTAATCGAACCATACGAACTTACATTAAAGCTAACTGATTATGTTGAAAGCATAAGAAACACCCCAGTAAAGTTTATTCCTCATTTCGCCACTTGGTTAAATGGAGAGAGATGGAATGACGATATTGATGTTGATGATCCTAAGAATGTAGATCATGCTTTCAGAAACATGGTCACAGACTTAGCGAGGGTCACATCATGAGTGGATTACCAGCTTTACAATCAACGGTTCTAAGCAACGATGATTTATCAAAGCATAGAGCCTTCATAGCCGTAAAGGCACAGGGATTGATGGGTAGATATTTTCAGGTTCCACAGGATGAGCTAGTAAAAAGAGATATTCTTTCAGGATGGATGGATATGCTTCAGGATTATACTGGGGAAGAGATCATCGTAGCTTGTAGACAATATCTGATCGATCATCCCAAGACTAGGCCACATGAGGGTCTTCTGAGGCAGATAATTGTGGGTAACAGGAAAAGGATAACGGATAGGCAACCAAAACTTCAAATTGAGGAGCATAGCCGAAAAGAACCCGATTACGAAAAACGTAGGATGATTTCAAAAGAGCTTATGGGAAGTTTAAAAATGTGATAAGGTAAGGGAGTGCTTTAACAAGCATAGGGGTCTGCTCACTTGCCCCACTCCCTAAACTGCCCCTGTCTGGTTAGGCTTCGCACTGCAACGACAGGGGCTTTTTTTACATAAAAACAAGGGGTTAGGGCCAGGATTTTGGGTGTGAGTGGCAGTAACATTTTTGGGTGGATACTTGAAGTTTAAAATTCCTAAAACAGCCCTGTCAAAGGAATAATAAACTCTTTACCACTCACGGGATCATTTAAGCACAAAAATTATAAAAACAAAAATGCTTTATTTATTGTCATATTAGTTTACAATATTCTGTATTGGGGGTGGATAATATGTTGAGAAAAACAATAGGTTTAACAGCGTCATGTTTCGATATGCTTCATTCAGGGCATATTACGATGCTTCAGGAAGCTAAATCAGTTTGTGATCATTTGATAGTTGGATTGCACGAAGACCCATCATCAGAAAATTTAGATAAGAAAAAACCAATACAAACTCTCATGGAAAGGCAGATACAGCTTAATGCTGTTAAATATGTAGATGAGATTTATATATATCGAACAGAGGCAGAGCTTTATCACCTGATCGTTGCCCTTCCCATAAACCTACGGATCATAGGTGCTGAATATCAGACCAAGAAATTCACAGGTTATGATTTGGGGATAGAAATATACTACAACAAACGGGATCATAATTGGTCTTCATCGAGGCTTCGAAAATTGGTTTGGAAAGCTGGGTTGGACGGATAGAAAGAAAAGTGTTACAAAATAATTCGTAACTATAGAAGTAGATTTGTTATGAATGATGTAGATTTAGGTGGAAGGCCACCAGTAGAGCTTACAAGAGAGCAGAAGGATGAAGTTAAAACCTTGGCTTCTGTGTTGACCTCTGAACAGATAGCCGATTATTTTGGTATTTCTCGCACAACTTTTTATGAGATTATGAAAAGAGATGAGGAGGTTTCCGAACAGTATAAAAAGGGAAAAGCTGAAGCTATAGAAAGTGTCGCTAAAAACCTTATATTAAAGGCCAGAGATGGGAACCTTGGAGCGATGATATTTTTTCTAAAAACACAGGCTGGTTGGAAGGAAACCCAATCGCACGAACACAGTAGTCCAGACGGTTCTATGGGGCCAACAAAGATTGAAAGAGTTTTCATTGACAAATCTGAAGATACAGACCCCGCGATGGACTGAGCCTTTGTTTTCTGGGGGCAGAGGTTCCCCAAGATACAGAGGAGCAAAGGGGGGTAGAGCTTCAGGTAAATCTCACTTCTTTGCAGAGGCTATTGTAGAGCGTTTGATAATGGAACCTGACACGAAGGTCATCTGTATTCGTGAGGTTCAAAGGTCTCTTGAGTTCTCATCTTTGCAATTATTGAAAGATAAGATCGAAGTGATGGGTTTGGGCAATCAGTTTGAAATCCAGAAAAATAGATCAATGGTTCAGGAATAGTGATCTTCCAAGGGATGCAAGATCATACAGCGGAGAGCGTTAAGTCTCTTGAGGGTTTTGATATTGCTTGGGTCGAGGAAGCTCAATCAATGTCAAACAGGTCTTTAGAGCTATTAGACCCCACCATTAGAAAGGATGGTTCAGAGCTTTGGTTTAGCTGGAACCCTAATCTAGATACTGATCCCGTTGAGCAAATATTTAAAGATAATGAAAACGCTGTTCTTGTTCATGTAAACTATCTTCAAAATCCATTTGTGAATAAAGCAACAAAAGAAATGGCGATAAGATCTCGATCTAATAATGTTCTGAAATACAATCACATATGGCTTGGTGATTATATGAAAGAGATCGAAGGCTCTTTATGGAATGGGGAATTAATAGAAAAGTGTAGAGTTAGCCCTGATGAGCTTCCAGATTTTTCAAGAATTGTAGTTGCCATAGACCCATCAGTAACAGGAAACGCAAATTCAGATGAAACTGGCATTATTGTTGCTGGTCGTTCAGCGCATGATGATAAGTATTATATTCTGGAGGATTGTTCTATCAGGGGTACTCCCGATCAGTGGATACGAAGGTCAGTTTCTAAATATCATACATATCAAGCAGACAGAATTATAGCTGAAGTCAATAATGGTGGCGATCTAGTTGAAAATCTGTTAAGAAATACAGATAAGAATGTTTCATATCGCTCAGTTAGGGCTACAAGAGGAAAAATGTTAAGAGCAGAACCCATCGCGGCGTTATATGAGAGCGATAAAGTATATCACGCTGGAAAGTTCCCAGAGCTTGAGGAGCAGATGGTTTTTTACAATGGTCGGGGCAATGTGTCACCAGACAGATTAGATGCCCTAGTTTGGGCCGTTACGGACTTGTCCCAATCGACAGGCGAAGCATTTTGGAGAATTAGTTAATGGCATCTTTTTTTGATAACTTTAAAAGCAGATTTAGCCCAAATATAGAGACCAAGGAAGCACCAAGGGTTTATATGCAGGGGGCAAGTCCATTCCATGATAGACGGGACAATTTCAAAGCATATGCAACTGAGGGCTATATGTATAATGCAATCGTTTATAGGTGCGTTAACGAAATAGCTAATGGTGCGGCGGCGATAAACTTCAAGGTTTTCCAAGGTGACGATGAGATAATTTACCACCCTTTATGTGATCTTTTAAAGCGTCCAAACAATATGCAAGCTGGGAACGAATATTTTCAGGCACTTTATTCATTCTTGCTACTTTCTGGGAATAGTTACGCTGTATCATCTGAGGTCAATGGGGTTCCAAAGGAATTACATCTGTTAAGGCCAGATCGAATTGAAGTAATCCCCAGTAATACGCAAGTTCCACAGGGATATAATTACAAACTCAATGGAAAAGTTGTTAAGAAATATGAGGCTGATCCTATAAATGGTAACTCAGAGGTTAAGCATTTTAAATTCTGGAACCCACTAGACGATTATCTTGGTTTATCTCCACTCATGGCGGCTTCTATTGATGTTGATCAACATAATCTGATTGCAAAACATAATATTGCACTACTGACAAACGGCGCTAGGCCATCTGGTGCTGTTATTTTCAAACCAAAAGATACGTCTGGAAATATGATCAACCTTACGGATGGTCAGAGAAAACAAATACAAGACGATCTTCACAATAGAATGTCTGGGCCAGATAACAGCGGGAAACCTATGTTGCTGGAGGGAGATTTTGATTGGAAAGAAATGGGAATGTCTCCAAGGGATATGGACTTCCTCCAGAATAAACATATGGCGGCTAAAGACATTGCTCTGTGTTTCGGCGTACCTTCTCAGCTTATTGGGATACCAGACAGCCAAACATATGCGAATGTTCAAGAGGCTAGGCTTGCTCTTTACGAAGAGACTATTATTCCTCTAGCAATGCGGGTTTGCAGTGATTTAAATGAGTGGTTAGCTCCAGCATTTGGAGATAATATTACAATAAAATATGATCTGGATAGCATCCCAGCGATGACTGAGAGAAGGCGTAGGGTATATGAGAATGTTGTTTCAGCGGTAAAAGAGGGCATTATTTCAAGGAATGAAGCTAGGGATCGACTAGGGCTTGAGCCTATCGATGGTGGCGATGAGGTGTTTATTGCCGCTAATCTATTCCCTCTCAATGGATCAGACACGCCGACAGGAACCACTGGAGACCCTGAAGATGAGGGAAAATCCGCTTATGGAGAGTTTGAAGCTGATGGAAAATCAATTAATTAGAATGGCTAGTGAGCGTTGAGCCTCAGATAATCTAATGAAAATGATTGCATCACTACAACAATTTTCCGAACTGGGAAAAATTGTAAATGAAAATTGGGCTGATGATATGGTTCTAGGGTTGAAGGCTTATCAAACTCTAAATCTTAAAGGAAAAGATGAAGAGCTTGATGAAGCATTTCAGGTGGTCGAGGCTTATATATGTG